CAAAATTATAATGATTTAGTCAATGCTAAAATAGTTAGAAAAAGAGTTTCTGTAAAATATTTGGACGACTCAAACTTTGATGGCGGGAATCCCTTTGGTATAGCTGACTCTAAGGCTGAATTAACTAATGAAACATGGCTTGTTGGTCGCAAAACACAAGAATCAAAAGTTTTTGTTGAGCTAGAATTAGCCTCACCATTAGACTTAGAGAGTTTTGATGTCAATTATAGAGAAGTTGTATCTAAGTTTTGTTACTGGAAATATAGAGGAGAAGGCTGTAGATATGCAGGTTTGCCTGTAGAAAAATCTGATGAGAGTCCTTTTGTAGACGAAAACGGCACTGTAGTTGTTCCAAGCTATAATTCTCCTACTGGTGCAGGAGGTGTGAGTTCTCCAGTAAATTTTTACGACGACCCTTCAGCACAATGGTCTGTCAATAGATCTTATGTAAAAGGAGATATTGTTTATGTGAAAAACAACAGTGTATTAATTAGACCTTTGGATGCTACAGTTAATGAGGACGCTGAACCTTTAAAAACAGTTTATGTTTGTGTGGCATCAAACGCGGGGGAGTCTCCTGAAGGTAACCCAACTTATTGGCAAAAAGACGGTTGCAGTAAAAAACTTTCAGCATGTCAAAGAAGATTTAACTCAGCAGAATCTATTTCTTACCAAAAGGGAGAAACAATTACATCTGGATTTAATTTTATTAAATTTAGTGGAATGAAATCTGCGACAAGTGATGTTGCTTCTAATTCAGGACTTTTCCACACTAAATCTCCACTAATTACAGGCATGCTAACGGGAGCTTGGAGTATAGTAGGTTGGGCAAATGTCAATAATGTCTCGCCTTTAGGAGCAGGAGTTCTAAGTACTTCCTCTAGAGATGCCGCTCAGTGGCCAAATACAAGATTTTTAAATATTAATAGCGACATCCATATTAGTAATTTAGCTAAAAAAGGTGTACCAAAAGGCACTATATCAGCTAACTTTGTAGGGCCGACTTTAAAAGCTAATGGAATTGGCAACGATTATAATTCTGCGACACTAAACGAGCAACAGGTCATTGGAGGAAATAACGAACAAGACGGTAGAGATTGGTATCAATACGTTATTGTTAATGACACTGGTGTAGCACAAGCTTTTAATACAACTGCTACTACTGTAAGAATTTATGTAAATGGAGTGAGAGAAACAAAATCTTTCACTTTAGAGGGAGATTTAGCTAATTTTGCAGGAAAAGACAGTAGAGAGGCTATAACTTTTGATTCTAACTCTATAAAAGCCATGCCTCAAACTTTTATGTTAGGTGCTGTAGAACAGCAATTTGGGAGGCAGGGGTATGAGAATGATTCTGATCCACATGTTGCTACTATAAATGGCGGCATCGGCCCTTGGGCTTTATGGAATCGAAGCCTCTCGGAGCAAGAGATAGCATTTCTATATAAAGAGATAACAACTCCGTACAATTCTACGACATCAAACAAAGCTCTTACTCATGTGCCTCGGACTTACTATGAATGCACAGGTTTATTTTCTGATATTACTGGAGATAGATTAAGAGCTTGGTGGGATGGCAGCACGGAAGTAATAAGTGCAGGTGTAACTGGGATGGTAGACATTCATACAGGCAATTTTTACTTAACAGGAAGTGGAGCATTCTTGTCATCTACTGAAAGTTTTGTTGACGCTCCATTTGAAAATTTTGCAAACCCTACTCCTTTATATGCAAGGTTTGGCGGTTTTCCAGGAACTGATGGATTTAATTATGGAGCAACCAATACGTATTAAAGGGCCGAAAAAAGCTTTAACTAAAATAAAACAGATAGCTCATGAAAATTTTAGGAGCGAAATCTGCGGCTTTTTAGGTTTTGACGAAGATAAAAAAGAATATTTGATACAATTAGAACAAAACGTATCAGAAGATCCATCGAACTTTTTTTTAATTAATCCACTTAGTTATCTACTATTCAAGGACGACTATCAAATGATAGGTGTTTTTCATAGCCATATTAAAGGAGATGAGAACCCATCGGAGTTTGATGTTAAAATGTCTGAGAACTGTTGCCAGCCTTTTATTATCTATAGTTTAAATAGTAAAAAAATAAATATTTATACGCCTAAATCGAGCGAAGTAGATGTAAATATACTTAACAGGATTAAGGCTGTATCATGACAACTATTAGATTACATGGAATTTTAGGTAAAGAATACTCAGATGTATTCTCTTTAAAGATTGGTAATCCTAGTTCAGTATTCTCAGCAATAGATTGTAATCGCAAAGGATTTTTAAAAAGAGTCGTAGAGCTACAAAAGCAAGGTTTTATTTATGATGTTATAGTTAATAAAACTAGGATCGCTGATGGCTATCAAATGGACACCATGAGAAATCCTGAAACTATAGATCTTGTACCTGTTATAGTGGGTAGTGGACCAATAGGTGCATTTTTGTTTGGAGGGACTTCAATATTAGGAAGTCTAGCAGGTTCTTTAGCTTTAGCTGGAATATCATATGCATTATCTCCGAAGCCTGACACACAAGACCAAAGAGTATCTGCCACAGCAGAAGCATCAAGGTCATCCTTTGTATTTGGTAATGTGATTAACACAGCGTCTCAAGGCACACCTGTACCAATAGGTTATGGTAGATTAAAAATTGGCTCTAAAGTTATACAGGCAACTGTTAAGTCTTTCCCACAAAATCAACAAACACAAAACGTTCTTACAGCTAATCCTTTAATTATTGATGATGAGGATTATTCAACTCCTAATGCAATTCTAACAAGTAGGGTTCCTAATAATCAAATTGAATCATGAACCACATACTAAAAAAGAAAAGCATAGCAGGAGGGGGCAAAAGAAGAAGCTCTCCTTCGCCTCCTATTTACAAACCTCCAACAATGGGAGACTTGCAATATGGAGCTTCATACAGCTACGCTGAAACTCTTGATTTATTAAGTGATGGTCCGATAGAGGGGTTGGTTAATCAGAATGGAACTTTAGTTAGTGATGGCTTAAGAATATTACAAGGTATTTACTTAGATGACACCCCTGTAGCAGTAACAGATGGAGCAGAAGTCGCGACATCTAAAACTTCGGTATCAGAGCTTGAGGAGAATCAACTAGATGCCAATCCAATAGACATCAATTCTAATGGAGCAACAAGTTGTAAAAACTTTTTTACGAACTTACAAGACGCTTTGGATTCTTACAATCCTGATGGAAGAGTCACCTCTTTAAAATACAACAACAATCAACAAAGCGTATGGAATACTGAGCCAGAGATGGCTCCTAGCATTTCCATGTTGTATTACAGGCAAAAAGTAAAGGACAAAGGCGGAGACAGCACTACACCGAAGATAAAAGATCGGAAAATAGCTGTTTATGCGAGAGCTTACATTGAAGATTTTTTCTTTTGGTTAAACACAACTAGGAACCCTGATAGTGCTGGAACAAGCCCTTCATATGCTGGTTACAGAAAAACAAGAGATAAATGGTCTGGAAATAATAACCCTCGTCCAACTAACGCCATGTATTGGACAGACAACAATGAGGGAAGCACAAACTGGAAGAATAGAACTAATAGCTCAAAATTCTTTTGTGGTTTACAGTATATTGATGTAACGCATGGTGTTAGGGCTTTACCTTGGACTAGAATTAGAGCTAACGATTTAGTGCAAGATGATTTAAATTCAATCTTACGGTTATACACTGAAAATAATGCAGAGAGAGCTAATATAGATATAGATGGAACTGCTTCTTTAAATAAATTCCAAAGAGATTTAGCATCAAAAGCTTTGTCAAAATTAGGTTGGAATGGTGGCAATGTAAAAGATTTACTTAGAAAATTTTTAGAAAAAGGTGTATCTGTCGAAAAAGGGCATCCTGAATTTTTTATAATCATAAAACCAGAGCTAGCTGCGGGTTTAAGTGGTAATATAAGTAGCGGCGATGGAGGTATACTAAACTATTCAACATCTCTGTATGGCACTAAAAACAAATGGAATATATCATACCAATTAAAAAATCATGGGGCTAAAATTATAGACTGCACCTGCCCAGAAATAACAGCCAACGGAACCTTGACTGGAAATATGTTTGGGTTCGTTTTGATAGCTTTTCCAGCTATTTACAACAAAGAAGCTTTAAGATTAACGAGTGGAACTTATTGGGGAGTAGAAAGAACTTTGTCTATTGATAGCGCTATTAAGGACGCTCTAAAGGACTTAAGTAAGCTAAAGTATGCAAAGCAAGCTATACAGCTTGGCACAACTAATGATTATCAATTTGACGATTTAAAATTTAATTTTTCTAATGTTTTAGCTGAATTTAGGGATGGAGAAGAGACACAAAATCCTTTTTCTTATTTTAATAGAATTTTTATAGACCAGCAATATGGTGGACCTTTATATGGACCTTTTTCAACATCTAATAATAAAGCGCCACAAAAAATAAAAGAAGATTCTGGTATGTTAACTAGGTCTAAGTTGTTAAATGGACCTTCGTCAACACAGTTTAATTTAACGCTAGAGAACGGTTTACCTTTAAGTGAGGGAAGTGAAGATATCAGAAGCTCGGGAACTAAGTTAAGAAACTACAGCGAGTGGGCGAACAACTCTTTAAAAAATTGGGATGAAAAACCCATACCCATAACTCACACGATATTAAATCCAAATGTAGAATCTGTTTTTATTACTTTAAATGTATCCTCACTTAAAGATACGTTGACTAAAAATGTAGAAAACGTTCGCTCTGGTAAAGAAAAGAAAAAATTAGATATAGGAAGTGTATTCCCCTCGGTGTTAAACATAAGGGTGGAAACTGGCTTGATAGGTATTGATGGAGAGAACAAAATACATAAAACACAAGATTTTAGAATTGTTGCTTTAATAGAAGGACAAACTTTAATTGATTTAGGTAACCCAGATTTTCAAGGAAGTAGTAAAGATTACGTTATAGCATTAGACTCAAGTCGAGCTAAGATTTTAAATGAGCCTTTTGACTTACCTGCACTTCCTACTCAAAACGTTCAAACCTTAAGTAGTGATGGAGAGAGGGGAGTAGAAACTTCTGCCGTAGATACTTTACAAAAAAGGTTTGTCAGGGTCACGAAATTGTCTCATGAGACTAATTCTGTTTTGCTTAGTAAAGATGTGTCTTTGCAAAAAGTAACTGAAATTATTCCTGTCAATTTACCTTATCCTTTTTCTGCTGTTGTAGGAACTAAACTAGATTCTAGATCATTTGGTTCAATACCTACAAGAAGTTATGATTGCAAGCTAAAAAAAGTAAAAGTCCCTAGTAATTATTTCCCAACTAAAGTAGGAGGAATAGATAAGCGATACTACAAAACAAATGCAGATTTTTCTAATACCCCAAAAAACGATAAACTTATATATAAAGGCGATTGGGATGGGGATTTTCATGATGAGCTGAAATGGACTGATAACCCAGCTTGGATTTTATATGATTTGCTAACAAGTACTCGTTATGGAATGGGTCAACATATTGATGAAACAATCATTAATAAATGGCAACTTTATAAAATAGGAAGATTTTGTGACGCTGTAGATGATCAGGGTTACTTTGAAGGAGTAACAGACGGAAGAGGAGGAAAAGAGCCACGTTTCTCATGTAATATAGTTTTTGAACAAGGAGAAAAAATATTTGATGCTATTAATACAATAGCTTCGATATTTAGAGGTAAAGTTTTCTTCGGTAACTCAGAGATAAATTTTGTAGATGATAGACCAAGGTCAACAGTAAATTTATTCACCAATGAAAGTGTTAAAGATGGTATTTTTTATTATTCAAATAATAGAAGAGATGAGCAGTTTAACACTGTAGAAGTAGCCTATAAAGATAGGTTTGATAATTTTTTGCCTAAAATAGAGGTTATCGAAGATGAGGAAGACATTAGACAAAGAGGCGTATTTAAAAAGCGGATAGAGGCTGTAGGAATCACATCTCGTGCAATGGCACGGAGGGTAGGACAGCACGAAATATTTTCAAAAATTAAAGAAAATCAACAGGTCGCATTTACAGCAGGTTTAGAAAGTTTATTATGTCAACCTGGAGATTTAGTAATCATAGAAGACGAATTAAAAACATTAAAAAGTAATTTTGGAAAAGTTTTAGATGTAAATTTAGCTGACGAAACTATTAGGTTGAGTAACACCTTCCAAAGCTCTGACATGAATGGTGTTCTCACGGTTTATCAACCAACTGGTAGAGATACTATAGATGATGTAAATAATTTAGCATCAACAAACAGACAAAGATATTACGACTTTACTGTAACTGGAACATCGAGTTCGAGTTTTAACTCATACTATACAGGTACATATTCTTTTTCTGGTTACACCGCAGGATATGATGATGCTTCTGGCACAACAAGCGGAGACACTAGATTCCAAGAATATGCTCTATACACTGGAACAGGTCTTAATTATCTTTTTTACAATACGACAGATAGAGGTTGGACTTTTGGAAGTGGAAATTCTTTAGGTATTAACTCTGGAGATTGGATAGAAGCAACGACGGGTTTTCGGACTCTTGGACAAGTAAACACAGGATTTATAATTCCAGTAGACACAGATCAAGCTAACAATCGCGCTGGAGCTGGAAGTGTTAATTTTTCTGGAGCTATAACTGGATTAGAACAGCCTACTTTTGGAGTTTTAAATGATGAGATATCTGTTGTTTCTCCTGACCAACTAACAAAGCTTACTGTCACTGGAGTTACTATAAGTAGTCCAGCAGAGTTAGAGGCTTCTGGATTTAATCCTTATGGAACAGTTGTGTCTGGTGTTGATAAACCTGAGTTACTACCGTTTATAAAACTTGGTAGCCCTACAAAATTCGAACTTAAAGATACAAACCCTTTTATTTATAAAGTTCTTTCTTTGCAAGAGCAAGCTCCCAATGAGTATTTAGTTAACGCTTCTAAATATGACACAGGTAAATTTGCTTTGATCGAAGATAATATAAGCATTGAGCCTTTAGCTAATACTTTTAGTTATGAGGTAGCTCAAACAATAAATGAAACTACATACTCAACATTACCTGCTCCAGCTTTAACTGAGGTAACCACAGGTGTTCCTAACTTTATTAATGAGACATTTACAATAACTGGAGATTGGAGTCCTGTTAGCAACTCCACTGGATACAATGTTATTTTAACATTCCCTAATGGACAAACACAAAGTCAAGTAGCAGAGCTTTCAGGGGCTAAATTTACAGGTATAGATAGTGTTGGTGTTTTTAATTACAGTGTAAATGCTTTAGGCAACAAAGGTGGAGATGGTGGTGATGCATATTTTGATTCTTCATATGACCAGTCTGGAATTTTTGTAGTATATGAAGAACTTCTAACTTTTAATAAATCATTCATAGATAAGATAACAATTTTGTAAAATGAGCTTTTCCGTAATTCATACCACACCTTCTGGGGCATCAGTATATTATTCTGGCGCTCAAGCTCATGCTACTGGAGCTACTGGACTAGGAGGCGTTTACAGAACAGCGGCTGAAGCTGCAAATTGGGATTCAGTATCATTTTTAAATGCGGCTGCTATAGAAGGTAATACTTTAGGAACAGGAAATGTATCTGGTAATTTAAATCAAGTTTTATTTTCTCCAGCCTCCGTAGTTGGAGGAGGCACACCTATCGGTGATATTAGAGGTGAAGAAACAGGATACTCACTTTTTGGCACGACAGCAGTTGAAGGATTAAAAACTGAAGAGGCATATACTGGCGCTCTTTATGCAGTTTACAGTGCTGATGGTGTTGACAAACTAACTGGAAAAGTAGGAGTAGGTATTACAAATTTTGCTAGTAGCGGTTATTATGCTGGGGATTTTACCACTCGTGATAATCACAATTTTGAAACAGATTTAACTGTTGATACAGGAAACTTAAACCTTACGGGCTTAGGAAGTGGAGTTTATACAATAGGTGAGACAGTAACGTTACAAACAAGTCTTATAGATAGGATTGGAAATTCATTAGACACTGTATCTTCAATAACTGATGATTCTTTTGTAAAATCTCTAAAAATTAGCATCATAGATGAAGATAGAAATCTAATATACGGCAACTACAAAACTGATTATAAAAATCCGTCTTTTACATTTACTAAACAAGAAAATATAGATTTATTTGGATCTTTCACTAAAAACTTTGGAGTAAGATTTACCGTAGAAAACCAAGATGGTGGGACTCATGATACTGATTTTTTACTTTACGGAAACCGTTTATCTATAAATAAAATTTATGTGTCTGCATCTGGCGGAACATTTTTAGATGAGAACCCTAATAACGATTACGGGCCATCAACAGGAGATATAAGTAATGCTGCTGATAGAACGGCAGCCCTTTCAGGATTTAGTCATAGACTTATAAATACTTCTGGATCAACTGGAGCAATTAATTTTAATCTCACATTTGATCAAAGCCCCAACTTTACTAACTATGATAACCTTTTAGTTTTTGCTCATACTGGCACTTCTGTATTTGATACTACAACACAAAATTTATTAGGAACTTTCCCTTTAACTCAACTTGAGAATCAAAATATTAGAATATTTCCTGATGATGGTATTGAAGAAGGGGAGTCTAACTTTTTTAAATTTGTAGCAAGTAGTAAAATTGGTTTTTATGATGAACTTTTTACTGTTGGACCTTATACTTTAGAGCCTGTAGAATTAGGCACAGACCCAATACTTTATAATGTTGGTGAGCAAGAAATAGTATCAGGTAATTTAAGCATTCTTGGTGAAGAGGCTGGAGGCTTATACGCTTTAGGGGCTTCAGGTAGCGGTGATGGTCAAAGGATAACAGGTCCAGGAGGTAAACCTTATTTATTATCTGGAGACTCAACAGCTGAAACTCAAGATTTACAACAAGTAACAGATGTTGGCCACAGAACATCAAACTCTATCGTTTCAAGTGGTGATTTTATTTCTGGAGTAAGTGGATACTATAACTACATAGGTATGGGAACCACAGTTCCATTTGATCCATTTGGCGGTTTAGAAATTAGAAAATCAACTGCTTCCTCCCCGACATTCACAGTTAACCCTAACAGCGGTAATGTTGCTGTAGGAGATACAGCTGGGCCTCCAACCGCAGGTAGTGAAGGTTATATATTTAAAATAGATGCTAAACCTATAGGAGTTCCCACAGGTTCATCTGGCACTAAATTTATAGTAGGTAGTGGGGCTGACAAAGGAGTAGGGATAGGAACAAGTATAGTCCCAACTGGCAATACATTAGAGGTGGTTGGAATAGGAACTACAGTCCCTTCTCTTACAGTCGGATCTGGAAGCGGCACAGCTGGTGTTGGTATTGGAACAACATATGCTCCTGCTAATAAAACATTAGAAGTGGTTGGTTTAGGAACCACATCAGCATCAATTGTCGTCGGCATTGGATCAACGGCAACTGCGACTGTCGGTATCGGCACAAGTGCCGTACCAACTGGTAACAATACGTTAGAGGTCGTAGGTATTGGTTCAACGGAGCCATCAATTGTTGTGGGTTCTGGTAGCGGAACTGCGGGTGTAGGTATTGGTACAACGGAGGCTCCAACAGGTAATACTTTAGAAGTCGTCGGTTTAGGAACTACATCGCCTTCTATTGTGGTTGGAATTGGATCAACAACAACTGCCACAGTTGGTATTGGTACAACTCAAGCGCCTACAGGAAATAATACTCTTGAAGTCGTAGGTATCGGAAGTACAGCCCCCTCTTTAATAGTTGGTTCTGGTAGCGGAACTGCTGGTGTGGGTATAGGTACTAGTCAATTATCATCTACAGGTAATACTTTAGAAGTTGTTGG